CCCACGTCGACATAAAATAAAACGATATTTAGAACATTTCCCCATTCACTTTGCGCGGTGAACTAAAAATAGTTAATGCGGATAAAATATTTTAAAAAATACGCTTGACATTTCTATTAGTGTGTGCTATTATATAATTACAGAAAGGAAATAAGGAGGAAATTAAAATGATTAAAAATTTAGACAAGTATTGGGAAGCAATCGTTAACTTGATGAATGATGATATCCGCGAGCGTGTAGCGTTCGAGCTTGCTCCGTGTACTGAGGAAGAGTTTCTGAAGCGTTACTTAGAGCTTGATCCCGATTTCCAGAATGTTCTGGACACTGAGTTTTAAAGGAGGAAAAAATGGAAGAAATATTGGTAGTAGTTATAATAGCAATTAGTTTATTCGGCGGGTATCTAACATGGGAGGACAAGAAGAAATGACAATACAAAACATAATAAAGAAACTGCGCAAAAACGGCATAACGAACTATGAAATAATACCAATGGCATCTGGCTGTGACACAGTAAGCGTTCCATATATAAATGGTTACGATCTTACAAATATAGTTGGGTTATTTAAGAGAGGTGTTAAGATTGATATAAGCATTTATACAAGAACTGTAATATTATGGAACTATCGAGAATGGGAACGTTCAAGAAAATTAAGTGATAGAGTGTCGTTATTAGTAGAATTGTTTTACACAGAGTTGCGAACCGGAAAAACACCGGAGGAAGCAAAACAGACGCAGCATGAATATGCGAAAACAAACAACATGTTGGACGCGTTTTATAGAATTTATAAGTAAATGAAAAGCCGTGTAAAGCGGCTTTTCTTATTGTATTTTTTATGAAAATATGATATAATATAAACACATTGTAAAGGAGGTTTAATATGGCGAGAAAAAATAGGTATGCGAAAGTATACGCGCAAGAACTTAAAAGAATTGAAAAGCAAGTAAATAAATTACTTGCTAGGGGCTATGCAATATCTATAGATATTCCAAAAGCAAAGCAGCAGCCCACAAAAGCAGACGTCCAGCGTTTGAAGAAAATAACGCCGGACGTTATACAAAAAACTTCTGAATCTTTAATAACTGATAGCGGTTATAAATCAAAAAGACGCAAAGCAAAAAAGAAAGATCGTCACATAAACGCAGCATATTTGCCATCTAGTGCAGATATCATAATAGAAAATTTTATAAACACCACCTACACATATTTTCCGGTGGCGGAACGTATGTGTAGGCAATGGCTAGACAATAGTTTAAAGAAGAACGGGAAAGTAGCTACAGCCGAAGCATTAGAGAGTGTCCCGTGGCTGACTATTCACGAAAGCTATGACGCAGAAAAAAATGGAGGGCAGGCAATCGTACCCGAGTTTTTATCCGAACTGTCTGATAATCTAGGACTTTCCCGCGCGCAGCAGAAAGAATTTTTAGATTCATTTGACTATGAAAACGGCTGGGGGGAATATTAAATGTTTCACGTGAAACATTCTGAGAGGTTTCACAATGTCAAAAAAATCAGCGAAAAAACCCGTTATAATAGCGGCAGATTTTGAAACAACTGTATATGCCGGGCAGACATCAACCGAAGTTTGGAGCGCTGCATGGATAGAATTATTTACAGAGCAACCACACTTGCGCGGCAACATAGAAGATTTTTTGAACGATATTTTTAACTTGAACAAAAATGTTTTATGCTATTTTCACAATCTGCGTTTTGATGGGGCTTTTATTGTGTATTGGCTGTTAAAGAACGGTTATACATGGAATAACGCACGCAATAAAGACATGAACGCAAAAGAGTTTAAAGCCCTGATTTCCGATACAAATAAATGGTATACCGTCACAGTTAAACCGAAATTTGACACAGTGATTGAGTTTAGGGACAGTGTAAAACTGATGCCTATGACATTAGCTCAAATTGGCTCGGCTTTTAATACGCAGCATAGAAAGTTGGAAATGGAATATGTTGGATTGCGTCATGCAAACTGTGAGATAACATCAGAAGAATATGCTTATATTATCAATGACATCTACGTTTTGAAAGAAGCATTGGAAGTTATGATAAAAAGCGGGCACGACAAATTAACTATAGGTTCGTGCTGCATGGAGGAGTTTAAAAACAAATTTGATGCTATGGACTTTAACGCAGCTTTTCCGAATTTAAAAGACATAGCATTGATAAAATATGAGCGCGGCAGTGATAATGTTGATGAATATATTCGAAAAGCTTATAAAGGAGGTTATTGCTATTACAAATACAAAGAAAGAAAGCACATTGCACAGAATGGTATGACGTTTGATGTTAACTCCTTATATCCTAGTGTTATGCACAGTAAAAGCGGGAATTATTATCCAACTGGTAAACCAATATTTTTTGAAAAAGAAATACCCTATAAATGCTTAGAGACAAGTGTTTATCCGTTTTATGTGCGGCTGCGTTGCCGTTTTAAGTTAAAGGACGGTTACTTGCCAACAGTACAAATAAAAGGAGATTATAGATATAACTCTACTCAATGGCTGGAAACTTCTGATATTTATTATCGCGGGAAATATTATAGATATTTTACAAACAAAGACGGACAAACGGAAGAAGCAAAACCGGAGCTAACTCTTTTTATGACGGACTATATTCTTTTATTGGAACACTATGAAGTGTATGACTTAGAAATTTTAGACGGTTGTTATTTTCATGGCGCAATAGGTTTGTTTGATACTTATATAGACCATTACATGGAAATTAAAATGACTACAAAAGACAAGGGAGAACGCACGGAAGCAAAATTGTTCCTGAATAATCTATACGGGCGGCTTGCTATAAATGATAACAGTTCCTATCGTGAGCCATTCATAGATCTGGAAACAGACTCCATAGGTTTTGAATTACACCCGGAACATGAAAAAGACACGTTATACATTGCAGCAGGCGCAGCAGTGACAGCATATGCAAGGTATTTTACTATAACACATGCGCAAGCGAATTATCAAAATTTCGTTTATAGTGATACCGATTCTATACACATGTTGGACGATGGGAAACCTGTGAAAATGATAAAAGAACACGCTACAGAGTTATTGTGCTGGAAGCGTGAAAGCGATTGGTCAAGTGCTATATTTATAAGACAAAAGACATATGCGGAGTTTGTGCGAAAAGAGGATGGAAAAAAGGTATCCGGGCACTGGGAAATCAAGTGTGCGGGGATGCCGGAAAAATCAAAAAAGTTATTTTTGGCAACACATCCAATAACGGACTTTAAGATCGGTTTAAAAGTGGCTGGTAAATTAAAGCCGAAGTATATTAGTGGCGGTATGGTGTTAATAGAAGATTTTTATACTTTACGTGCAAAAAGATGTTGACGTTTCGCTCAATATGTGATACTATAATATTGTAATAAAAATAAAACACAAAAAGAAAGGAGCAGTAAAAATGAGAAAAGGAGACGCAAGAACACGTTTTTTCACTCGTACTGTAACGACTACCGTTATTAAGGTAGCGCAGTTTACAGATGGACAGGTAACAGCCTTTCCTGATATCATTGTTCCGGTTAGAGTAAGCTCTAACACGGCAATCACAAGGGAGATCAACAAAGCATACCCGGATGCAAAAGGGTTGTTTTGTGTGAGCACTGAATACAGAGAAGAGCTGAGACGTTTAAGCGTTGAAGATTTTTTGAAGTATTCCGAAGTCGTAACAGTTGACGAAGCAGAAAAAACAGAATAAAAAGGAGAATTTACCATGAGTTTAATTAACACAGTAACAGATAAGAAAATGCTTTACAGCCTTTCCCAGAACAGCGAGGGATTGACCGATCATGTAGGAGAAGATATGACGGTCGTTGGGGTGGCGCAGTGGGAAACCACTAGAAAAGCTACCGGAGACGAGTGCGTATGTACTGGTTTTGTGCTTGAAGATGGACGTTGCATTACAACCCTCTCTCCTACAGTCGCTGATTGCATTCAGACGCTTGAACAGTTCGTGGGCGCACCGACAGCAGAGAATCCACTTACATTAAGAGCGGAATACCGGAAATCCAACAATAAAAACGAGTTTTTAACGCTTGTTCTTGTTTGACAGGGCAGCATAAAAAGAGGAACAGCAGTTCCTCTTTTTTATTGGAAAGGGGTAGCATGGAGAAGCATTACAGGCTAGACAATATATTAAAAACAAAAGACCTTGACGGAAACACACCTGATATTTTTATTATAACAGGTTCAAAGGGTGGAGGAAAATCTTTTGCCGTTAAAGAATATTTAATAAATGAATTTTTGCATAAAAGTAAAAAATTTATCTGTCTAGTTAGAAAAAAAGATGAATTAAATAGTTACATTCCCGCATTTTGGGCGGATGTAAAAAATAAATTCCCGGACACTGATTTATATTCTGTGTCAAGCGGTTCTGGCAAATTCGCAGAAGTTTTCATAAAAACAGAAGCTTTTGAAATTTCTTGCGGTTATGTGATTGCACTGAGTATGGTGGATAAGGTCAAGCGAATATCAACATTTTTTAATGATGCGGACAATATTTTTCTAGACGAGTTTCAAAGCGAAACGGGGGACTATTGCACAGACGAGATCACGAAATTTTTTGCTATCAATGACGCAGTCGGCAGAGGTTTTGAACAATTAACGCGAAAACTTACCTATTTTTTAGTTAGTAATATGGTTTCTTTATTGAATCCGTATTTTGTCGCATTGGGTATTCATAAACGCTGGTCATCCGGTATTCATTTTATGCGGGGTCATGGATGGGTTATGGAGGTTTACAGAAATAGATACGTAGCAGAGGAAAAAAAGCAAAGCGGATTTTACCGTGCTTTTTCCGATTCCGATTATTTTAATTACAGCATTGACAATATCTTTTTGTTGGATAACGTGCAATTTATTGCAAAGCAGAATCTTGCCGGAGCAAGGTATTTAATGACAATAAAACATAATGGTATTTTTTATGGGTTGTGGATGCTACAAAATGGAAAATATTATATATCGTTAAAAGCGGACAGAAATTTTCATCGGCTGTTTGCAATATCCACAAAAGATCATGACGAAAATACTTGCTTGACCGGAGCAATATCCGCACAAGTGTCTTTGTGTAGAAAACAATTCAATGCCGGAAATTTTCGGTTCGAATCACAGGAATGTAAAAATATTGGTATGGATTTTTTGGGAATTAGGTCTTGACATCGGTACAAAAGGAAGTTATAATAAAGCCATAGAGGGAGAACTTACAGCATAGGCAGGAAATCCCCGTGTAAATTCGGCTTGACTGTGTGGCGCATCGGATTATGCGCGTGTTTTCCCTTACTTATAAAAACCGCACACGGGAGAAAGGAAAAAATGAAAAGAGAAGATCTGATTTCTAAAGCGCGCATGATTGCCCGCATTGATGCACCGGAAGAGGGTGCGCTGGATGAATCCGCAATTTTAAATTTGATCGCGGAGATTGCAGACGAGAACGACCGTCTGGAAACAGAGGTGGCAGATGTGAAAAAACAGTATGCAGACGCTTTTCTTTCCGGTTCGGAAAAAGAAAAGAGCAAAGAAGAAGTGGAGGAAAAAGAGGAAATCAAAACAGAAGATTTCCTTGATCTGTAAAAGGAGGTAAAAAATGGCAGTAAAAGGAGTTTTAAAAAATGTACCTTTAGCATTACAGAGCTTTAAAGACAGCTTAAAAGGCACAGAATGGGAGGGGCTGCTCCCCGAAGTTACAAATACAAACATTAAAGAGTTTGGTAAGGTTATGATGCAGTACCAGCCGATCATGAACCGTTTTATGAACCAGCTCGTAAATGTTTGGGCGCTTCAGAAAATCGACAAAATGTATTTCACTTCTCCGTTTGCGTTTGCAAAAAGGGGCATGCTTGAATACGGCGAAACAATTGAAAGTGTCTGGGTAAAGATCGCGGCAGCGCATTCTTTCTGTTCCGATACCGAACCTTGGGCAATGCTAAAACAGGAAAAGCCAGATATCGCGGTTGCTTTTATGAACCGAAACCGGGAAGAGTTTTTTAAAAAGACAGTGAATCGTGAAATGCTGCGGAGCGCATTTTACAGCGCGCAGGGGCTGGGAAACTTTGTTGACCGCGTGATTGATAGCATGTACACCGGAAACGAAGTGTCTGAAATGCTGTATTCGATGGGTGCAATCGCGTCCGCTCTTGATAACGGTTTTGTAAAGCTCGTACATGTGACAGACCCGATTGACGAGCAGACCGCAAAAGATTTTCTTACAACAATGCGTGTAGTTTCAAATAACCTGTTATTCCCGTCTGAAAACTACAACGCAGCAGGTGTTTTAAATACGACAGCCAGAGAAAGCCAGCGTGTATTTATTACACCTAAAGCTGATGCCGTAACCTCGGTACAGGCACTAGCCTATGCGTTCCATATGGACGAAGCGCAGATTCTGGGAAGAATCACAGTCATCCCGGAAATTCCTAATCATCCGGAAATTGTTGCAATTGTCGCGGATGACGAATGGTTGAACATCTACGATCAGCTATTTGAAACCAGTGAGTTCTTTAATGGGGAAAAACTTTACTGGAATTACTGGCTGCATGTATGGCAGATTTACTTTACCAGCCCGTTTCATAACGCGGTTGCACTTACCACAGATCAGGTTCAGAACTATACAGCTGTGACAATCACAGGCGCGGAGTCAATCGCAAAGGGTGCACAGAGTAAATACACAGCAGCTACCACACCTGTAAACGGTGGAGCTATCTTCTCGTTAGAGGGAGCGGTTGCAACCAGCACAAGGATTGTTGCAAGCGATAGCAAGAGCGCAACAATCGAAGTAAGCCCCAACGAAACGGCTAAAACATTAACACTGAAAGCAGTTGTAGCAGGACAGACAAACGTGCAGGCAACAAAAGATGTGACAATCACAGGCTAAAGATTTTATAAAAGGGAACGGAAACGTTCCCTTTTTTCAAAAGGAGGTTTAAAAAGTGGCACTAGAAACAGTATACGCAATGCAATCAAATGAATTGATGATATGCGCAGACGTTCCTCTTGACGCTTCCCAGGTTCGGCAGCTATCTTTTGCAGATAAGGACGAACAATATAATTATTTTCGTTCAAAAGCAATACGCATTTTTAATGATTTTAAATATATTCGGGAGCATCGCGGTGTAAAAGTCCCGGTAAACGCAGAGGAAATAGGCAACGCGTGTTACTTATGTTTTAAAAATCAGACAAGCGGAAAATGGTATTATGCTTTTGTAACGCAGGTTATTTATATCAACCCGGAAACGTCCCTCTTGAATTTTGAGATAGACGTTTACCAGACGTTTTTATTTGACATGGTTATAAGAGACTGCGACATCAGCAGAGAACATGTTGCGAATGATGATTTTAAAACAAACACGGTACAAGAGCCTGTTGATGTTGGGGATTATGTCATCGCACACGAAGAAACGTTTGACCTTGACAAATTGGACGAGGAAACAGATTATCAGTTCGTTATAATATCCGCAATAGACATTCTAGCCGACCCCGGCACACTGGAAGAGCCAAAAGTCAGTGGTGCGAAAGGCGGAATGTATGCTGGGCTGCCGTCCGGTGCTAGAGCGTACTTAGTAAGTCCTAGACGCGGAACTAGCTCTATCGCGTCTGTAATGAATTCGCTCTCAGCGTTTCCGTGGGTGTCGCAGAGCATACTGGCGATTTACGCTGTAACATCCTATAACATCGGCGGAGCAGTAACCGTGGAGCAGTCGGCAATGGGATTTTCGGTTGGTGTAATTGCAGATAGTTCTGCCCCGTCTGTAATCCCCGTAGGTGGTGTGCTTGCAAACTGGTTGTCAAAATTTCCTACCTATAAAAATAAAAAACTGTACACTTCACAATTTTCATTCATCGAAGTTGTGTTGCCAAACGGAGCAAGAACCGTATTAAAGCCGGAATTTTTGCCAGATGGTATTCCCTCTGTAAAAGTGGTTGGCACACTTATACCCGCGCCGAATTTATATCTATACACGGAAAACTATTGCGGAGCAGAAGAAGATTTTTTACTGAATGCAAATAATATCAGTGGGTTTCCGTGCTTTCCGGTACAAAATAATACCTATCCATTACAGACCGCGCAAGCAGAAGCCACAAACACTCTCGTGCATTCACAAAACCGATCGAATATTTTCTGGGACACGGTTGGAAATGTGGTACAGTCTGTTTTTACTGGAGACCCGCTGAATGTGCTTTCCACCGGAATAGACGCATACAAAAACGTGCGTTCTGAAATACAAAGTTCCGAAAGAGACAGACAGCGTATCGGACAGATGCAAACAAATGTCAGTTTGACTGGAGCGAGTGGCGGAGGACTTGCAACCTTCATTGCTTCAAAGAAGTTGGAAATTTTATACAGATGGTGGACAGTAAAACCGGAGTTCGCGGAAAAGATCGAACAGTTTTTTGATGTTTACGGATACAAGGTTAGCCGTTTTGGTGTTCCGAACTTAAACAGCAGACCGCGATACAATTATATAAAATGTAATAATGTAAACATCTATGGCAATATTCCGAACGAATTTATGCAGCCATTACGAAATATGTTTATCAACGGCTTTACGCTCTGGCATGACAAAAACAATGTTGGAACATACGGAAACAATGTAAAATAAAAGGAGGAAGAAAGAATGGGAAGAACAGGCTTTTCAACAGACCCACTAGGGTTGTGCGGTGCCGGCTATGATGGTAAGATCACTCGAAAATTCGATGATGGTGTAACGTTCGATCATTTTGTTTGTCAATTGTATTTATTAGCAATAAACAGATATACATGGTCAGGGTTGCCTGACACGGTCAGCGCACGGGCGCTTGAACAGGCGCTAATTTTTAACGGAGCGGTTTGTTTTTTCAAGGACGATGTGATGGGACACCTGTGTTTACCTTGTGCAAAAGCGGGCAGCTTTAACATTTATAACATACCGACAACCCGCTATATTAACACAGCCAGCGGATACCATCACAAGGCGACCGAAAAAGACAGTGCTATTATTTTTAACGATCAGACTTTTCGACCGTTCATGCCGGAAATTTATTATTTCGCAAAGAAATTTACAATGATCGAAAAGGCAAAAGACGTGAACACCCGTTTGCAGATGAAACCGAAAGGAGTCTTTGTAAACAAGGACAACGTAAACAGTGCAAAGCGCGCAATCAATGAAGCGGAGGACGGGAAACCGTTTGTTCTTGTCGATGATACAGACGGATTTTCTACGGATACAAAAGGGGTGCTTGACCTTTCCGTTCCGTGCATCCTTGAACAGCTGGAAAAAGAAAAAAATTGTATATGGAGCGAATACCTTACACGTCTAGGGTATAATAACCTGAACATTTACAAAAAAGAACGCTTAGTAGAATCAGAAGCAGAAGCGAATGAAGAGCATATTCTTGCGCTGCGGGACGGCGGGTTGTTTATGCGCAGAGAAGCAATAAAGAAAATTAAAAGACTGTTTCCAGATTTATCTGGAATTAGTGTAGACTTTAATCCTAACTGTAATAGACTGAGCTTGGGAACACAGGAAATCGCTGGAATCGGCAGCCTTGATTCAAAAGGCGGCGGGACTGAAATTGTTATGAATAACGCACAAGGAGATGTAAAAAAATGAGTAACCACACAACAACACTACGCAATATAATATATCATTATTCGCAGGACAATAACCCGCTGCACCCAGAGGAAGAAAAACGGTATGCGTTTATCCGGTTTGAAGATGAAATGAGTGTTATGGAGCGAATCGAAAAAGCACGTTCTAAGATGCTGTATAACACGAACAATTTTTTCAATGAAGAATTTAAAAACGCATTTTTCCAGCAGTTCTGCGTTGACAATATGATGCGGGAAATTGAATACGAAACACCGGAATATTTTATTCTGAAATTTAATCAGAATGTTTCGCGCTGGCTGCCCGTGTATAACAAACTATACGAATCCAGCTTGCTTGAACTGGACAAACTAAAGAGCTACAGCAGGGAAAGCGAACGGTCAGGAGACAGAGAAACAAACGCAAGCGGAAAAAGTACAAGCGAAAGCAACAACAAAAATATTTTTGATGATACGCCAGAAAACCGCTTGACAAACGCGGATTATGCAACTACAATTACAGTAGATCAGGGCAGCGGGAACGGAACGACATCTTCAAACGGAAAAGAGGTGTACGAAGAAAATTACAAGGAAAGCGGATACAACGTTCCGCAGGCGGAATTGATTTTAAAATACCGGGAGACGCTTATGGATGTAGTTGGGCAATTCTCGGACACAGTGTCCCGTACTCTTTTCTTAAAAATTTATTAAAAGGAGGTAAAAGAGTTGGATAAAAAGTTACCGGAAAAGCTATGCTTTAATAATGCGTATCTGTCCCTACCGTCTGAATGGGATGCTTCAATTAGCCAGCTGGAAATGATGCAGAAGATTGCATACAATATCAATCAGATCATTCAGTTTTTGACTGACTTAGAGACGAATTACCAGAACTATACAGACACAAAAGTGGCAGAGTTAAAAGCGGAGCTTTTGAAAACTCTCGAACAGACGGTTGAAACCTTACGCGCCTACATTGACACTCAAGACGTTTATTACTGGACAGAACATACAAAAGACATTAAACGACTTGAAACATTGATCACAGAATTGCGTGCGTATGTTAATGATGTCAAGCTGACACATGAAAAAGATGTTGCGCAGCTGAATGGTAAAATTGACGAGACAAAAGCATATCTGGAGCAGTATACAGATTTTGCGGTTGAACGTCTAAAAGAGTGGGTAGAAGAGCAGCTGGAAAAACTGCGGCTGGAAATTGATGAAGTCAATGAAGATGGTTTCCGTATTTTTGACCCGACAACCGGATACAGAGACAGGGTTGGAAACACTGTAAACAATGTGTACGATGTTTTAAGAGTGCGGGCGATCACTTGCGGGCAGTTCGATAGCTGGTTTTCAGCTTTTGACAAGGACTGTGACGATTTCAAAGCATTGTATATCCGTGCGGGTGCGTTCGATGCTGAAAGCTATTGCAAAATGTACGGTATTTTTGATGCAAGCGTTAACAGTCCCGGAAGTGGAGATCTGATTTCACATGCCAGAGCATTAGACGAGGTAATGCAGGTTGACGCGGAATTGCATCTGACAGCGCAGGAATTTGACACGGTTATGGCAGAAACTTGTCAGGCAATCAAAGCAAAAAATAAGGCTGCGCTATGGTGGGATACCGAAAACGCGACTTACTACGATACCTATAATGTTGGGAACGGTTTAGGTAACAGGACGGTTGCAAGAAGTGCGCATGGTTTTGTTAAGGTAGGCACTGTATCTATTCCAGCACCAGACAAACCGACAGCCACTAATTTTCCGTATCGCTGGGATGTATCTGTCGCATTTTCTATAAAATCATCAATGGCAAATGACAGCGAATTTACAACTAACGTACTGATAGAAACAAACGACAATATTGCTATTGGAACCAACCAAAAAGTAATCTATTACACTAACGGCTTGCCTAAAGGTGTATCATATAGGATCTTTATGACATTCAACAATAATAGCCAACTTGATAGTTTTTCTTTTGCGTCAATCAGAGGAAAAATTATAAGCGAAAATGTTTTGTTAAAAGAGTTGCTTGTTTAAAGAAAGGAGGAAAAAAGAATGTTTACACGTCACACACGTTATTTTAATTTCGGAATGTATCAGAAAAAAGATGCTGTTGACATCATGAGAGACTGGAACGAAAACAACAAAAAGATTGATGTAGCCTTGCAATCACTGAAAGGTAAAACATCCGGTGTAAAAAACGAAATGGCAACAGTCCAGACAGAAATTACAAAAATGGCAGAAGAAAATGAAACATTAAAAAATACTATCACATTATCGCAGGGTAAATTACTGACTGTGATGCCCGCACTGAATGTTTTGACGCAGGTTGCCAGCAGTGCAGAAGCAAAAGCTGCGAAAGCAGTTACGGATATTGACAATTCAAAAGAACTGATAACAGCAGCGCAAGAAGCAGTTAAAATTGCGAACGATGCAAACAGTGCGAACGCTGGAAAGATCACAACATTGCAGGAAAGGATTGCAGCTTTAGAGACTGCATAAAAGGAGGTAAAAAATGAGTAGCACAAACAAAACAGCCAATTTTAAATTATCCCAGTTTATCGGGACAGACAAGCCCACTTTCCTCGGGGACTATAACAACGATATGAATATCATTGACGGCGCTTTATTTACTGCTAGTCAGACAGCTGAACAAGCAGTTAACGATGTGGAAACTGTAAAGAGCGCGCAGGTAGAACTGAAAGCCGTTCACGAGGACACCAAAAAACAGGTTACGCAGCTGAAAGAAACTGCGGACGGCATGACCGGATACGTTACGGCAGCACAGGAAGCGGCGAACAGTGCAGAGCAGAAAGCAACCGCTGCACAGACGGCAGCTACCGATGTTGTAAACGCTGCGAACGCGGCTAGTGCGAACGCGACAAAAGCGAAGCAGACGGCGGACGGAAACAAAACGACACTACAGGAGCTTGAACAGAGAGTGACTGCACTGGAAACTGCGCCGAAACCACCCGCGGAGGTTGTGTTTAAATGCACAGCGTGTGGGGCTTCTACTTCTGATTATGGGCTTGGCACTATTTTTCACAAAAATCTTGCCAACATGACATTGAAAAGTGTAACAGCTTCTAATTGTGTAAGAGGTATGACCGTTACAGGTGTAACAGGTATCGGAGATATTGCCAATGGGGCTGCACCTGTTACATTCACAGCGGACAAGGTAACAGGGGACACATTCACGTTCGGGAGAAATCAGGGTGCAGCTACGGGAAGTACGATTGACGTAGAACTTACTTATCTTGTAAACGCATGATTTCCGGCAATCGGTGGCTAACACTTGCCGAAGCGTTGGAAAATGCCCGCGAGGTTTACGACTACCTTGCGGGCAGCACCGTAACAGGCAGATGGACATCATACGCAGTTTGTGCGATGCTGGGGAATATGTGGGCGGAATCCCATGTCAACCCGGGAATCTGGCAAAATCTGGATGCCGGGAATACCGACTTAGGTTTTGGGCTGGTCCAGTGGACACCAGCGACAAAACTTTTTAGCTGGATGGATGAAAACGGATACCCGCACGACAGCGGGACAGGACAGTTAGAGCGTATAAAGTGGGAGGTTGCAAACAAAAAACAATGGATTGCGACCTCTAAGTATCCTTACAGCTTTTATGAGTTTACACAGTGGCAGACAGGCGAAAGCGTGGAAGCAATGATAAAAATGTTAGCGGATATGTTTTTACGCAACTATGAGCGTCCAAAAAATCTAAACCAGCCAAACAGAGGGGAAATGGGATGGTATTTTTGGCAAAAACTCTATAACGGGGAGGATATAGACCCTAAACCAGACCCGCCACCAGACCCACCAGAACCACCAGACCCAGACCCGCCGATCGTACCGGAAGAACCGGAATATTTGTTCAAAGTGCAGGACATGTTTTTACCGTCAAACGGGGACAGATTGATAAATCCAATTTTCTTTAACAAAACAGAAAAGCAGCTGAACGGAGTTTTATTGCGTGTTAATGGTAGTACGTATATAAAATTATCCGAAAACGTGTATAAATTAGTACAAGGAGGTACAAAATTATGACAGTTATTCCCTATTTATCTATCACAGTTATTTGTTACGGTTCGGTAGAGGTTGCCAAACGTACACAGCTTGTAAAAGACAACTGGCTGCCTGTTTTGTCTGTTTTAATTGGCTGCGTGTGCGGAGTTGTTGCGATTGTGACCGGAATTGATATTGGAGCTACTAACGTGCTGGATGCTGTTGCAATTTCCATTGCCAGCGGGTTGTCCGCAGTTGGTATCAATCAGATTCCAAAACAGCTTACAAAAGAGGACTAATCATGATTGAGTCTATTATAACGGCTAGCTGTAGTTTGGCATCTGCGTTGCTTGTCGCAATTATGAATAATTCGTTAATAAAATATCGTTTAGATGCTTTAGAGAAACGAATGGACAGGCATTCAGGCATGGATGACAGACTGATCGTAATTGAAACAAAAGTTAACGATATTACGAACAGGGTAAAAGAACTAGAAAGGAGATCAGAGCATGAGTAAAATCATAGACGTGTCAAAATGGAATTATCCGATAGACTGGGACGCTGTTGTCAAGTCGGGTATTACTGGTGTTATTGTTCGCGCGGGGAGCGGAGTAACAGAAGATGAGCGGATGAAATACTTTGCAACTGAGGTTGTAAAGCGTGAACTTGATCTAGGGTTTTACTGGTTTGTGTATATTCATTCCGGCAGGACGATTGTAGCAAATTGCATCAAATTTGAACAGACAATCAGACCGTACAAAGATAAAATCAATCTGGGGGTTTGGTGTGACTTCGAATATGATACAGAAGAAAAGCTGTCTAGATATGACAAGAACACATTGACGCGCATTTCCAGAAGTACGCTGATTACTAACTTTTGTCAGACAATGAACTTTTACGGGTATAAATGCGGGTACTATGCTAACCGGGATTATCTAATAAACCACTTGCTACACAACAAACTAAAAGATTTTCCTTTGTGGTATGCAAGATATACTACAAAAGAGGACGAGTATAGTAAAAATGCTACGTTGTGGCAGTATACTAACAGCGGTAAAATCGGAGACAAAAATTTTGACATGTCAAAAAAGATAAAATCGGAAAAATTCTATCCGGGTATTGGTCTGGTAGCTGCGTTAAACACGGTCGGAATTGATAGCAGTTTTGCGCACCGGAAAGAAATTGCAGGGGCGAATGGGATTACAGAGTATACCGGGACGGCAGAGCAGAATACGGAATTGGTGGTGCTGCTTGCGAAAGGGATGCTGAGGAAAGAGTAGTGTATAAAATAAGGAGTCCGTTTTATACGGACTCCTTATCGTTGATTAACTTCTCTAAATCAGTTAACAATTTATTACTTTCTATACCTAACTTATTAAATAAATTATCAATTTCTGCTTTATTATTTTTATATTGTTCTGCATCAAATAGCTTCATCACCCTTATATACTCTACAGATGCCCTGACCCTAGCATATTCGCCAACTAAGTATTCATACTTTGTTTCCATTTTCTTTTCCTCCTTTTATCACTCTTTCTTCAAAATCAAAAGAAGCATCCGCTCTCCAATCGTATTCTTTATACTCATTCATTTTAGAAATAAGTTCCAACAGCACTAAAGCTTGATTTTCACCACATGCAACCATAAAATCGAAACACTCGCCCCATGTCATTTTCTTACCCTCCTTTAAAACTCAGTGTCCAGAACATTCTGGAAATCGGGATCAAGCTCTAAGTAACGCTTCAGAAACTCTTCCTCAGTACACGGAGCAAGCTCGAACGCTACACGCTCGCGGATATCATCATTCATCAAGTTAACGATTGCTTCCCAATACTTGTCTAAATTTTTAATCATTTTAATTTCCTCCTTATTTCCTTTCTGTAATTATATAATAGCACACACTAATAGAAATGTCAAGCGTATTTTTTAAAATATTTTATCCGCATTAACTATTTTTAGTTCACCGCGCAAAGTGAATGGGGAAATGTTCTAAATATCGTTTTATTTTATGTCGACGTGGG